TTGGACAAACTTCTGAACCGATGTCACTGCGTTCTCAACCCACAGACTGATATCGGCCTTGTGATCAGCCACCCAGTCAGCCATCTTTTGCAGTTTCTGCAGCCACGTTTCGAATACCGGAATCAGTTCGAGCAGGATCGTCGTCCCGACGTACTGCAGCCGGTCACGAAGATCAAGCCACGCATTCTTGAGTTTTAGCGCCTGCTCGGCCTGCTTCTCGGTGATCGCTGAATTCTTTTCCTGAGCAGCAACCAAAGCGAGAATCGCCTGGGGTCCCTGCTTGATGAAATTGAACTCTTCACCGCTGATGCCCATTGCCTGAGCAACATATTTAGCGCGGGCCGGATCGACATTGAACAGGTTCTGAACGATCTTGGCGCGCGCGAGCAGGAATGAATTCCCATCCTTCAGATCACTGGTTTTCCCGCCGAAGCGCAGAAACATTTGGATCTGATCACTGACCTTACCTAAGCGAAATCCGGCGATCTGCTGCTGGGAGTCCTGCAACGTGTTCGTGATACCTTCTGCGCTACCGCCCGCCCGTTCTGCTGCGCGCTGCCATGCAGACAGGTCCTGCGTGCTCATCTGCAGATTCTTGGCCATATAGCCAAGATTGACCGCCGCGCCGATGGTGCTTTCGGTGAAGTCCTTCAGGCCCATGCCGGCGGTGAAGACCGCGAGCAGTGCCAGGACTTCATTGCGCACTTTCTTGAACGACTCTGCGGCGGCTTTGTTCCGCGTCTCGATGTCCTTCGTGGCCTTAGTTTCTTCGGCCGACAGCTTTTTAGTGGCGTCCGTTACCTGATTCTTGCCGGTAATAAATGCTTTGGCGTCCAAGCCGAGTGTCACGAACAGCGCGTCGATCACAGTGCCGGCCATGAATATCCCTTAGACTTTGTATCACCCCAACTCAGGAGCAAAAATGATGAAAAAGACGTTTTTCTTGGCCTTGCTCGCGCCTGTCTGCGCGATCGCTCAACAGGCTCCACCGCAGCAGGACCACTGCATGAGACTCGGAATGGCTTATCAGATGGTCGCTCAAGGCCGAGACAGCAACTGGCCACCGAAAACAGCGCTCAATACGATCACCGCATCGTCGGCATGGGGAATCTCTATCGAGCAGGGCAAGCAGATCGTCAATCTGGTCTACTCAGACCCCGGCTTTGTAAATGCCGGCGGCCCTGCTCTTGCAAATCAGGTATATCAAGCCTGCCTTTACCCGCATGGCAAGCCCAAGCCATTCCAGTGACCTACTCTTTCCGCGTGCTGAGCACGTGCTCGTTACGCCCGTCGACCACGATGATTTCGAGCAGATCGTAAAGATCCTCTGCGCCGAACACTGTCTGCAATTCGTGGAGCGTGGCGTACTTCCGAGAAACGACCGTACCGATCGAACGCGGGATGTTCGCGTACTCAATCAGGCCTTCGTCGCTGCTGCCGCCTCGTCTGATTTTGAGCGGGCGGCGGCTAGAAAAAAATCAAGGTGCAATTCGAGCACAGCCTTCCGTAGTTGCAGCCGCGTCGACACTTCCTCGATGTCATCCTCGATGATCGGGCCGACACCGCCATACCCGCGCTTGACAAGCGGTTGCCTCGGATCAGGAACAATCGCGATGCAATCCATCATCTCGTCAAAGAGCGGTTTGGCCAGTTCATACGGCACCTTCGACAACGACTTGATGCCGATGGCGGCGATGCCCGCGAGACCAGCCGACAGAAGATCGTCCGGGATCTCGACGCCGCAATTCATCATGACGAACAAGGCGCGCGTCGCCCATGCTTCGCTCTGCGATGCCGGGAGCTCGGTAATGTGGAACATCTTGCCGTGATCGCGACCCGCCGATTCGATCACGAGCGTTTTGGTTTTTCTCATGGCGTCGGCGCTCCGATAACGCTTTGGAAGTGAATCTCAAACTTCCGCGGCTGAAGGACTTTCTTGCCGTCCGCAAGGGGCGAATAGTTCTTCATCACGCCATTACCGAGCGTGTAAAGCTTCTTGACCGCTGGTTGAATAAGGGAGCCAAAGAAGAAGAACGGCGCCTGCGCGGCTTGTTCTGCCGCATAGACCGCTTCGAAGAAAGTTGTGCTTGGACTGTCGGCCTGCAACATGATCTCCAAGACCTTGATCTGCGGAATCCAACCGGCCGACAGACGGCCATCGGCACCAAGCAACACCTCCTTGATGTCGACGTTCGCCATCGAATACATGTCGTCGGCTGCAAACCCGGATAGCGTTTGCGGGGCAGGGTAAAAGTTGGTAACCCCAAGGGCCAAAATTGAATTTGCGGACGTGATATCGGCCATTATTGAACCTCAATTGATGCGATTTGGACCAACTGCACGGATCCGCCCTGGCAGTACCAGAAGTTAATACCCGGCGATGTGCGCGCGCCGCGAATCTGCGCAGTGGCCGGCGTAATCTGCAGGTACCACCCCTGCGCTTGCAGGACGTTCGCGATGCTCAGACCGGCGGCGTTGTTCACTTCCGCAATCTGCAGCGCTGACAGCGAAGTGCCAGGAGTGATCAAACCGAAGTTCGTCAACTGCGCGATCGGGGTCTGCATCGCGGCGTAGATCAACGCATAGCCAGCAGCGTTGTACGGGATGGAGCCCACCGTCGTGAGCAACGTCATCACCGACAACTGGAACTGGCTGTTGAGATAAATCTGGCCGACATACGCATCAATCCACTTGAACGGACCCGAGATAGAGCCGGGATAGTGGAACGTGAATTGCTGGTTTGCTGTGGCGTAACTGCCGTAGTAGTTATAGCCGTTCGCGATCAGGTTAGCCGCGACCGTCGCATTCGTCACCGTTGCAACCAGACCAGATTGAGACTTGAACGCGAGCGTCGCTTCGCCGTTCGTCGCATTGAAGTTGATCGACGCAACCGCGCCTGCCTCGAATGCAGCCAGCCCGTAAGGGATCGTCGGCACCCACTCCAATACCACGCCGGAGATGCCGGCGGCCTTGATCAGTTGCCCCAGCGACGCCGCCGCATTGTTCGATGCAGTCGGCGTAACGTCGGTGTCTTCACAGACATATTTGAATTCGTCGTTCGTGGTGCCGACCCACTGCGAGAACAGATATTTCGTCGCGTTGCCATACCCGTTGTCCGGATCGAAGATCGTGAAGAACGTGGCCCAGTTGGTCGTCTGCGCGACGATCGCCGGCATGAACGTGGCCGGTACAGCAGGAGCCGCGCCCTGCGAAGTCACTGCGCCTGTCGCAGAGGTGAGATTCAGCGAAGCCGACAGCGAGCCCGTCGCGAACCCGATCGTGCCGGCGGTGCCCGGCGTGCCGCCCGTCAGGACGAACGCGCTCGACACGCTGTCGTATGCACAAGTCAAAGGACCGGCGCTAACAGCCGTTGCAGAGACGGTCTGTGCGCCGCCGCTGGTGATGTACGTACCTGCCTGACCCGTACCGGTGCCGAGCGCCGTGATGGTAGTGCCTGCGACGATCGTGCCGCCGCTGATGACCTGACCAACAGCCAGCGTGCCGCTTGAAACGGTCGCAACCGTCATCAGACCGTAGCTCTGCGTGACTGCGGTCGACGCAACGGTCTGGTTGGCGGATACCGTATAGGTGCCGATGCCACCCGTCGTGCCGGTCAATTGACCCGTGATGGTCGTCCCGGCGGTCACTCCAGTGCCGGACAGAACACCACCCACTACCAGAGCGCCCGTGCTAACGGCCGTAACCGTCAGCGTGTAGCCCGTAATCGAGCCGGTGACGCTGGTCGCCGTACCTGCTGCAATGGTCGTGGTCGCCGCGGTCACAGCGTCGTACGCCGCGAAACCGGTCTGGATCAGGCCGGCCGCATTCGAGAAGCTGGTCGCCGCCGAGAGGTTGATCGTGCTGCTGGTCTTGGCAACACCTTCCACCGTCACCGTCAAGGTGCCGGACAAAGCCTGCAATTGCGCGAGAGTCAGGGAAAGCGAGCCGCCGCGCAGATAAGCGGAAACTGCTGACTGGTTGTATTGCGCGAACAGCATCGCCGCCGGGAGCACGCTTGAACCCTGATAACCGGCGAAGTAGATCGCAGCAGCAGCAGCTTCGGGCGAT